TCCCACTTACCGACATCATCCTCCAGAGGTTTCCACGCTTCTTCATAAACAAATTCAGCCACCTTTCGCGCTTGCATTCCAGACGTGAACACCATAAAATTCTTGGTGTTCCAACGCCTTTTGATAACTTGTTGCAAAGCAGCGATCCACGGACCAACAATACATATGAACTCAGGTTGCGCCCCAGAAATTAATCGAGGAGCCTTCTGCCCAACCCCAGCCGGCGAGCAATAAGTATTATTTTCAACCTTTATAAAGGACTTGCGCTTAGTCCACATGTACAGTTGAGTCTTAGTCAACACAGAATCTTCATCAATTCCTTGAGCTGCCAAATCGGCAAAGGTTTTGCGCAAGACCGACTTAACTGCTGGCGATGCGTTAGAACCCTCAAGATATTGTTCTGGGCTAAAAGACTGAACATTATGAATATTGCGAAACAATCGTTTGTGATGCAATTTCCCAAAATCGACACACTCATCTATTACAGGATATTTCTCCACCTTATCGTGGTAATTCCTAACGCTAAATGTTTTACCAGCGTAGATGGCATCGAGCCTCTCAGTATGTGTGAGAGGTCTTTTCACAGTGCATGGTTGCGGCGTCTCCACGAGTGCTCTGTGCTGTAACGCTAATCGTTCGTTGACAAGATTACTACAATAAGCATTGGGCTTATAGAGGCCTGCATCAAATCCTAAGATATGCTGGTCTCCAGTAACATAATCTGGCTCTTTATCGGCTTTTTTAACAAACCGTGGGCCAACGAATTTTAAAGTTGCAGAGTCTTTCAGCTTCACCTGCTTATCAACTACTGCCGTCACGAGGGGTACTTTGGTACTTTCAAACGATTTTCGCACAAAATAAGATGCGAAATAAGTCATCCCACTAACCAATCCAGTGGTGATGACGCTGCGAACACTATTATTGCATGCTGGTTCAAACATGCGACACACAGCCATATTATACAAAGAGTGAAGCATTACACCTTTGCCGAAGGGGAGCGAAGCCCACAAAAAATGCATAAGCACACACATTATTCGTAAGCGAACATCAGCTCCATCCTCCACTTTCTGCTTCATCTCAGACAGTGCAAACACTAAACAAGTTAACCAACTACGACGTTTCAAAAACTCCTCAACCACCGGGGCTCCAAATACGCAATAAGCCCAAGAATCGCGGACCGTTTGCACCCATGGTGGTATATAAAAAGGGAGACTATAACTTTGTAATTTAGTCGTTTGACTTGTTCGTGCCAATAGTAATTTTTTAAACAACAGCGCCAGAGCTATTGTTACAAGTGCTGATCCTAGGAGAGCTTTAACATTAGAGACACGGATAATGTCCTTAATGGTTTGAATGTTTTGGTTAAGCGTCGAATTCTCGCTATTTTTAAAATTCCAAAACTTGCCCTCAACTATCCGCCATAGATTATCCTGCTCGTCCATATATTTCTCATATGCGACTACAGGTGCATAAAAAACTGCTACCCGCTCTTGCTCAGCGGTTAAAATCATGGTCTTACACAGCTCCTTGCATTTAACAACGCTAACTAGAAACTCCTTAAAATCAGCATGTCGAGCTCGATACGCCCAAAAAGTGCCCAATTCAGAAACTAACGTTGAAGGGAGCAAAACTTGCTCATACTCTAAACTCAACTTCATTCCATAAATGTCACGATAACGTCGATCATTGGCTGTAAAACGCGAATTATTCCAGATCCCTAAGAACCTAATTTTATCCACATTATACTCCCGAAAATCGACAACATGCTTACGTAAATCAGAAGCCCCTATTATAAGGACTGGTCCCGCCGGCTC